CGGCAGACAGACAACGGATATTACGAACCCGGGATGCCGCAGATTGCAACCAATCGTAAAGTCATCCTCCGATACGAAAAATTATTAGAAACAATTCGCAACTCGAATTAGCTGAATACGACTAAATCAATAACGTCTAAAAGAATCTGTCTAGACACAACTGTCTAGACACTAGTGTCTAGATCTTTACCGAGTGTCTAGACAGATCAACCGTTTTTGATTACCTTTCATGGTACGCGTTGAGAGATGCGCATAAATCAATCCCATATGTAGTTTACCTTTGTGGAAAAGAAACGACCCCGCCTAGTGCGGGGTTTTTTCGTTGGACCTTTTAAAACATGAATACCAATCAATCTAGCAGCGCTGAACAAATGTCGTTCTCGCTGTCGGATGTGATCGTGTCTATGTGGCTTGAACGCATATTAGGTCACGAAGGAGGCTTCAGTCTCGACCCAAATGATCGCGGTAACTATACAGGCGGCGAAGTTGGGATTGGTGAACTTAAAGGGACTAAGTGGGGCATCGCCTCAAATACCTACCCGCATCTCGATATCAAAAATTTAACATCAATCGACGCGGCGAAAATCTATCGTGCCGATTATCTCGAACCACTAGCGGCAGACCTATACGCCGATGGGGTGGCTTTTCAATTACTGGATTTCGCTGTGAACAGCGGACCACGACGAGCGATTAAATCGATACAGAAAGTGGTCAAGGTAAAAGCCGACGGAATCATCGGCGACAAAACCATCGACGCCATTAACCAATACAGCGAATCGGATTTAATCATGTTGCTAACTGCATACCGCATCGACTTTATGACGAGATTGAAAACTTGGAAACATCACGGACAAGGTTGGATGCGTCGGATCGCCGGGAATTTGCGTTATGGGGCGATAGATTCATGAGTGACGATTCAAAGATCGTTAAAGACATTGGCGATGCGTTGTCGCAATACGACCTGTACACGTGGCTTTGGGTTGCTGCTTTATCTTTGTGGGGCGGTACCGCGAATTTCTTTCGGAAACTAAAAGCAGGTGCGGTACGACCATTCAATTTTGTCGAGTTTATCGGAGAAATATTTATCTCTGGCTTCGTTGGTGTATTAACTTTTTTCTTTTGCGAGGCGGCAAAAATCTCACCGTTGGTGAGTGCTGCATTGATAGCGATCTCCGGACATATGGGTAGCCGCGCACTGTTTTTGTTTGAACAGATGTGGGCGAATCGATTAACACCTGGAATTAATGCAAACCCCAAAACATTCGAGAGAGATGAAAAATGATCACCAAATACTTAGGCATAGCCACCGCGTTACTTTTAACTGCATTGATTGCCTTGAGCGTGTACGCGAAGAACTTAACCGAAGACATCGCGGTGCACGAAGCAAACGTTGCGCAGTACGAATCAGCTATCGATGACCATATCGACGCGATTGACCAATTGATCGTAGAACGTACTCAAATGGATGAGTTGTTAAACCAAAGAGAGGAAGAGCACCAGCAAATAAAAACAAAATTATCGCAAACAAAGCGAAAACTCGCAGAGGCATTTCAAAATGATCCAGAAACTAAAACGTGGGGCGACACTAAGTTGCCTGTTGCTATCCTTGATAGCTTGCGTAGCACCCAAAGTGGTGACAAAACCCGTGGTGAAAAAACTAACACCACCGGCCCAACTTACTACGCCGACAATCGAACCTGTCATGACAGGCGATACGAACGAAGACCTTTGGTCGTGGGCAATGGACTTATTGGAGGCGCTTCGTCTAGCTAACGCTGACAAAGCGAAGATTCGCGAATGGGCAGAGTAACAACATTCGCAGCCATCGCGTTGATGGTAAGTTGCGCACCACTTGCACCGGCGAACGAACTTAAGTTCGTTGTCCCAGAACGGATGTGTGGTGTATTCGGGGTTTGGGTGAAGATGTTCTCGTCTATCGGTGATCCGGATAGTCAATTACAGATCATCTCTCAAGACAAACCCGACGCACATGTACGAGCTTATGTGTCAGCCTACAACTACTCGAAAGAGTTAGAGGGGTCGCACGAAGATAAGGAAGTGCAAGCGCGTGTTCTATGTCTACTGGCGCATCGTCAATCAGACGATAACCCCATTTACGATATTTAGTTTTGAGTTTACCGAAAGGTTGGGCGTCCGAAGCCTACTTCGAGTTCTGCGAAACTGAAACGCAGACTAAATACCTCAAAGCCGTGATAGAGCACGGTTCAAACACAAAAGCCGCCAAAGAACTTGGGATGGGGCGGAGAGCAATAGACCAATGCATGGCGCGTATATACAGCAACGCTGTGAAACGAGGCTATGACCCGCGTAACGGAGTAAACGCAACTTTACCAAGAGGACACACGGTAAAGGGAATTTCCCAACTGTTAGATGCTGAAGGCAATATAAAACAGCAATGGGTGAAATCTGACGCACAAAAGGACGGATCAGACGTTTTACGTGGCATTATTGATGCACTAACGGAAGAGATGCCGAGACTAGCCCCGGTGAAATATAAGGGGGTTGGCGGGTTCGCGGATCTACTTACTGTCTATCCGATTGGTGATGCACATGTTGGTATGTATGCATGGGCTGCCGAAGCAGGGGAAGATTTTGATCTAAAAATTGCCGAGCAAGATTTATGCGCTGCTTTCGACAGACTTATCGACAGCGCACCGTGTTCAAAGGAAGCTTGGTTGATCAACCTCGGTGACTTCTATCACGCCGACGATTCAAGAAACGAAACACCAGGACACAAAAACAAACTCGATGTCGATGGACGATTCGATAAAGTTATGTGGACCGGTGTCAAAATTCTACGATATGGTATTGATAAAGCACTTAAGAAACACGAGACCGTACGAGTAAGGGTAGAGAAAGGAAACCACGACCCACACGCCGCTGTAGCTTTAACGATGGCGTTGAAAGCGCTATACGAGAAAGAGCCCCGAGTCATCATTGAAGACACACCAGCGAACATGTGGTTTCGCACCTTTGGCAATAACTTAATTGCTACCACGCATGGTGACAAACAGAAGCCTGAAAAATTACCTTCGCGATTGGCTGTTGATGCAATGCATGAATGGCATCGCGAATTCAAATACATCTTACACGGGCATTTCCACACAACAAAAGTAACCGAAGACCTAGGCGTACACGTTGAAGGGTTCCGAATTCTCGCGCCAAACGATGCTTGGCATCAAGCGGCCGGATATAGATCAGGGAAAGAAATGCAATGTCTTGTTTTCGATAAAGACTGCGGCATCCTGGAACGACACCACGCCGGGTTAAGGCTAATCCGGAAACTACAAAAACGTGAAACTAAAAATAGTCGGTAAGACCTATACGGTCGATTACGTCGATCCTGACATGCTAGATAGTGGTTGCACGTACGGCTTATGTTTGCCGGACAAACAGAAAATTCTAATAGCGAAAGACTTGGCGCCTGAAAAGTCGCGTGAGGTTTTATTGCACGAAATTCTACATGCAGTATGGGACGGGATGGATATCGGGTTTTCCGAAACCACCGAAGAGAAAGTCGTCTCAGCAGAAGGTAAAGGGTTGGCGGCTTTCATATTCGACAACCCGAAAGAAGTACTCGACGAAATATTCAAATAGGTTTCATGTAGTGCCAGCGACTTGGGGCCGATTAATTCGGCCCATTTTTTATATTTATTGGTAAATTCATATGGCTAGAGAAACGCCTAATTACACGTTAAAAATAACGCAGGGCGCTACCCTAAACTTGCCAATGACGTGGAGAGATAGCGCGGGTGCTGCTATTGATGTGACCAGCTACACAGCGGTGTTGCGTGCGAAAGAGAAAATATCTGATAGTGCAAACGTACTAGATATGACGAGCGCGAACAGTCAAATTGTTGTGGGTAATACGAATGGGATATTCACTCTAGCGCTAACCGCAGCAGAGACCGCCGCGTTATCTTTTAGAAAAGCGATATACCAAATGGAAGTGACTTCGCCTGCGGGTGTTGTGACACGACTAATACAAGGTACTGTTCTTGTATCGACTGAACTCATCGTATAGACATGGCTGATCCGACAGTCACAATAGTCGAGACCATCACGACTTTAGAGATCAATGAAAGTAACTCGACCACCACGGTGGAGATACAATCGGACTCAGTAGAAGTTATCGAGGTCGGTATCGCCGGACCTGCTGGATCTTCAGGTAGCGGATCTGTTAGCGGTACAGGTTTAATAACGCAGACTGCTGAAGGACCAACGGTTCAAACCGTCCGAACGATCACAGGTACGTCTAACCGTATCAGCGTCACGGATGGCGATGGTGTTTCAGGCAACCCGACTTTAACGATTGCAGATAATGCGGACTTACCCGGAACAGCGGGTATGTTGTTACCAGCTGGAACTACAGCACAACGAGTCGATACAGCCCGACGTCTTCGATACAACACGCAAACCAACATCATTGAATGGTACAACGGTACCGATTGGATTCAGCCGGGCACAGCGGGCGGAGAAGCAAACCAAAACGCTTTTGCGATTGTTACCGGTGATAGTGGATCAGCTAATGCTGATGCGACACAAGACACGATAGCTTTTACCGGCGGCGATGGTGTTGTGACATCCGTTGCCGAGACACCCGACGGCTTAGTCATTGATCTAGACGTAACGGGGTTAACGAATCTTGGCGGCGCGCCCGCTACTGGTGATTCGATAATTGTTTACGACGTTAGTGCTAGCGCGTTACGAGAAGCGACTGTAGGGAACGTATTTACTAGCCCTGCGTTAACTGGAACACCTACAGCCCCGACAGCGGCCCCCGGGACAGACTCGACGCAACTTGCGACAACTGCTTTCGTTGAAGCGGCTGTAACGGCGGGTGGTGGAGGGGATGCGAACCAAAACGCTTTCTCAATTGTCACCGGTGATACCGGTACCGCGACATCTGATATACCAGAAGATACCTTAGTCGTCGCAGGCGGCAGTGGTATAACTACTGTTGCAACAGATGGACCAGAAACGGTAACGATCAGTTTCGATATCTCCGGATTAACCGATCTAGGTGCTGCACCGGCAACCGCTGATAGCCTAGCCCTGTTAGACGCTTCGGTCCCGGGCTTGCGGGAAATGACAATCGGTAATTTATTTACCGGTCCAGCATTTACGGGAGTACCAACTGCGCCGACGGCTGTTGTTAACACAAACACCACTCAACTTGCGACAACAGCTTTTGTTGTTGCCGAGATCGCGGACGCCGGAGGCGGTGGGGGTGAAGCGAACCAAAACGCATTCTCTATCGTCACTGGGGATACCGGCACAGCGACATCCGATGTAGCTGAAGACACACTAGTTGTTGCAGGTGGTAGCGGTATAACAACCGTTGCTACTGACGGACCCGAAACGGTAACGATCAGTTTCGATATCCCTGGTTTAACGGATCTAGGCGCGGCCCCTGCAACGGCCGATACCTTAGCTATTTTCGACGCATCGGCCACGGCTTTGCGCGAAATGACAATAGGGAATTTGTTTACAGCCCCTACGTTTACTGGGATACCAGCCGCGCCAACCGCGTCTGTTAACACGAACACCACACAACTTGCGACTACAGCTTTTGTAGTTGCCGAGATTGCGGACTTCGGCGCCGAAGCAAATCAAAACTCTTTTTCGATTGTCACCGGTGATACAGGTACCGCGACATCTGATATTGCAGAAGACACGTTAGTTGTTGCAGGTGGTAGCGGTATAACAACTGTTGCTACTGATGGACCAGAAACGGTAACGATTAGTTTTGATATTCCTGGATTAACAGACCTGGGCGCAGCACCAGCAACCGCCGATACATTGGCTATATTCGACGCATCGGCAACGGCCTTGCGTGAAATGACGATAGGCAATCTGTTTACAGCCCCGACATTCACAGGAGTACCAGCGGCGCCGACAGCAGCTGTTAACACCAATACAACCCAACTTGCCACAACAGCTTTTGTCGTTGCTGAGATAGCAGATACTGGTGCGGAAGCAAATCAAAATTCATTCTCAATTGTCACCGGTGATACAGGTACCGCAACATCTGACATTGCAGAAGACACCTTAGTTGTTGCAGGTGGCAGCGGGATAACAACCGTTGCTAGTGATGGCCCTGAAACGATAACGATCAGTTTAGACATCCCTGGATTAACGGATCTAGGCGCCGCGCCAGCTACGGCTGATAGCTTGGCCATTTTCGACGCGTCGGGCACAGCCTTGCGCGAAATGACAATCGGTAATTTATTTACCGGCCCAACTTTTACGGGAGTTCCAGCAGCACCGACTGCGGCACCCGGCACCGACTCAACTCAAATTGCAACAACTGCCTTCGTAGAAGCTGCTGTTACGGCCGGGGGCGGGGGTGGTGGTGCGACAGTAACAGCGTCGTCGACCGAGCCGGTATCGCCAAGCGCCGGTGATCTTTGGTATCAGACAGATGACGGCGTCATGTACATCCGTTTCGACGACGGTGACACGACACAGTGGGTGCCAGTGGATTCACAGGCGACTGTTGGTTCCGGCGTCGTTGTACAAGAAATCGAAGCTGAACCAGACGCAACATTTAGAAGTACGACAGCGACGTTCCCTTTTGACGACACGATCCCTCAGAGCACTGAAGGAACAGCGCTACCAAACGAGGTCACCATCACGCCAACAAGTGCGGCAAATCGGCTCGTAATAGAGGTTGAAGCCCCGATGTCTATATCTGCATCAGCTCACATGATACTAGCGCTGTTCAAGGACAGCGATACAGGCGCATTGGCAACCATCGCCCATGACGGCGTCGGAGTTAGCGCGGTGTCATCGCTGATAATGAAGCACACGATGGTCGCGGGGACGACAAGTCCGATTACTTTCAAACTTAGATACGGGGGTACTTCTGGGACTACTTACTTAAACGGTAATAACAGTGCCCGTCGATTTGGCGGAACCATGAACACCCGTCTACGTGTCAGGGAGCTACGAGTCTAATGGCTGCACTAGATTTTCCATCATCACCAACAACCGGTGATCAATATGTCGGCGACAACGGTGCGATATATGTTTTTGATACGAACCGTTGGAAATTATTCACACCGCAAGTAAACCTTGCTGAAACCGTGATGGTCGAAGTGTTTACCGCTAGTGGTACTTGGGTTAAGCCGTCTGGATTGATTTATGCAGAGATAGACGTCGTCGGCGGCGGTGGCGGTGGCGGTGGCGGCTCTAGCGTGAACGGGTCCGTTGGATCTGGCGGGGGCAGCGGTGGATACGCAAGAGCTACCATCCTTGCATCGGATTTAGGCGCTACAGAAACTGTTACTGTTGGCGCTGGTGGTACCGGTGGTAGTTTTGGGAACGGCTCAGTTGGCGGGACAACTACCTTCACTCGCACAACCGGCGACAATTTGGTTGCAAATGGCGGGGAGGTTGGCGCTGGTAGAACTTCCCCTAGTTCAGTCTCTAACGGCGGCGCCGGTGGAACCGCAACAGGCGGAGATATAAATATTGAAGGCCGCACCGCTCTTTCCGTCCCAGGTTTAGGCAGTACTGGAAACGTCGGTGGGAAAGGTGCGGACGGGTTTTTAGGATCAGGCGGGTTAGGAGCAGCAGCAAGCGCTGGCGGCGCTGGAGCAGGTTTTGGCGCTGGCGGCGGCGGCGGCCGACGTACTGGCGGAGGTGTGAATGGTGCAGGCGGCGCAGGTGCAGCTGGTGTCGTTATTGTTACCAGTCACATTGCCGCACCACGTGCAGCAGCAGGTTTGCTAGTCACAGGTGGCGTAGGTCAATCAGTGCTCTTCACTGCTAACACGACCGATGCTACTCAAACGGATATGACCTATGCAGGTGATGGTAACTTCGTTATTCCCGCCCAAACCGCAGTTGGTTTTGAAGCCTACATCACTGCGCGCGACACTGGTTCTGATGATGCGAAAGCGTGGACAGTAAAAGGGCTTATCGCGCGAGACAATGCAAACAACACGGCGATTGTTGGATCAGTTGTTAAAGAAATTATTGCCGAGGACTCAGGTGCATCTGATTGGGATGTCACGATTGAAGCCGATGACACTTCAGAGTTACTAGAAATCAAAGTCACAGGCGAAGCCGCTACGACAATTAGCTGGCGAGCCACGATGATGTTCAATAGTGACAACGGGAATTTATCCGTTGGTGTCACTAATACCGATGATATCGGTGTACTTCAAATAGTTGAGGGTACACCCCACACAACATACGGTACGACCACCGCTACTTTTAATTTTGACGACACCATCCCTCAAAATACGGAAGGAACCGACACCATCGGTGGAGTTACTCTACCCTCGGTGACGATCACACCGAAAAGTGAGTTTAGTCGGTTAGTTATTGAAGCGAGCGTCCCTATATCTGTAGATAACGCTGGTTCAGCGACCTACGGGATTGCAGTATTCCAAGACTCTACTGCAGACGCCATTGCCGCGATGGCAGGTGCTGGAGAACAAAGTCTTGTCGAGAACGTTATTTTGCGACATGAAATGGTGTCGGGAACTACCAGCGCTACAACGTTTAGTTTAAGAGTTGGTTCTAACGGCACGATTGCGGTAAATGGTACGGCGATAGCTCGCTTATTCGGCGGAGTGATGGCAACTCGCATACGAGTGACTGAGTACCTCGCCGATAATCAAATCCTCTCGAACACGATTTTGCAAACCGGTGCTTTGGTTCAAGAAATTGAAGCAACTCCGCACACAGCTTACGGTAGCACGAGCGCCAACGTAGCGTTTGATAACTCTATTCCGCAGAACACGGAGGGGGCTAACTCAATCGGCGGTGTCACTCTGCCAACATTGACGATCACGCCCACAAACGCGAACAATCGCTTGGTTATTGAATCGAGTTATGAGGGACAAACTAGTGTAGCTGCGGCAATGACGCTGGCGTTATACCAAGACGATATAGCGAGTGCTATTGCAGTTGGTTCAACAGGGACTGCTGCGGGTTTTCAGACACAGGTAATAATGAATCACGAAATGGTAGCGGGTACAACCGACCCCATAACGTTTTCCACTCGCGTCGCGGCCAACGCAGGAACCCTTTACGTACACGGCAGTTCTTCTAACAGAATATATGGCGGCATCTCCGCTATGAGGCTCCGCGTCAGGGAGATTAAAGCATAATGGAATTTGATCACGTCAATGAAACTATCACGGGGCGGGTTGGTGCGCTTGCTGGTATTGCCTTCGCAAATATGTTGCACCTTGTACCAGAGAGGACTGTTACATCTGTTGCAAATGAAGACATCACTGACTTACCAGTGGGGTTAGGGTTGTTGATGCTTGTCATCCACGAATACCGCCCAGTGACCGATTCTTCTTCGCTTCTTCTGCAAACTAGTACTAACAACGGTTCATCATTTAACTCTACGTCTGACGCCTATCACTGGAGTCGAATGTACAACACCGTCAGCAATGGTTTCTCAGGTAATCTGAACTTCACCACCGGTAACGCAATGCTAATAGCTGATGCGCTGGGTAACGTCTCGGGTGAGAACACCTCCAGCATTCTGTTTATCACAGGAGTCCGAAATGCAGCAATAAAAACCAGCATGCATGCTATCACGCTGTTGGGTAATACAGTGGGAACGCTTAACCCAGTGGTAACGGCAGCGCAGCGCACTGGCGCAGAAGACAATAATGCTTTTCGATTATCTTCTAGCAGCGGGAATATAGCCACCTTGACCTATTCAGCATATGGGTTGCTTGCTTAAAGCCGTGCCTTACTCACCCCCGACACACGGGATACATCCTGACTTAGTAGATAACAAACCTAAACGGATGAGTGCAGCCAAGCGGGGCTATGGCCGTAGATGGCAGCGCTATCGCCTGAGTTATTTAAAGGCTAATCCATTGTGTGTGAAGTGTATCGAGCAGACCAAAGCAATTGCTGCTGAGGTTGTTGATCACATCATTCCGCATAAGGGTGATCACGACTTGTTTTGGGATAAGAACAATCATCAACCCCTTTGTACCCCTTGCCACAACTACAAAACAGCCACGGAAGACGGCGGTTTCGGTAGGTAGGCAGAGGGGGGAGGGTAAAAAGTTTTATTTGTACAAACGTAGACCGCCCCCAAAGCGTGCATTTTTTTCCACAAAAAATGTTTCGGAAAACGGCCTAGTATTTGAAATGCTGGTAGCTTTCAAGCAGGATAAGGGAATATACGTTTGTAGATACCAAATTGAATTATGAACATTGAAGGGGTATTTGTTGCTTTCTCGACCGCGGCTGCAGGCTCAGGTTTCTTCTATTGGCTGCTAAGGCGATCGTTCGATTCGAGATTTCGCGAACTTGAGGCGAAAGTTGAAGCGCAGGCTAAGGAACAAGGACGACGGAGCGGTAAGGTATTCGACAAATATTTTGAAGCAGTTATGGAATCCGCACAATTGATGCATCGCCTCGGGCACAATTTGATGGCTTATTGTGATATGGCGGAACAAATGGAGGTAAAGGGACAGTTAGGCCAAGATAGGGTGGCGGAGATTTCGCGGTGGGTAGAACATGCGAGAAGTAACGTCAGCCGTATGCACGATACTATGGCCACGGCAACCCTTTTAATGCCATTAGAAATAAGGGAGGCTCGCCGACAATTTGAACAGAGTTTTGAACAGTTTCTATTGCAATACGATTCTTGGCGAGCAGACTTGAAAACGACGCTTCCTTCGAATCTAGAATGCCGAAAATCGCTTTCTGATTTGACCTCCAAGTTTGACGTTATACGCAAAAGTATGAATGAATTACTTGACGTTTAACCTGCCATCTTTGGTTAGATCTACCTAAACATCCAACAAACCCGGTCACAGTGTCGGGTTTTTTTATGCCCGGTAAAAACAGATGGGAAGACCAAAGACAGCCACTAATATCCTAGATGCACGAGGTGCATTTAAGAAAAACCCGGATCGCGCTCGCCCGAAAGAACCGAAGCCAAAAGGTAAGTTCCGAAAAACGCCACCGACGCACCTGACCGATTTACAGAAAACTTGCTGGAAAGAAATCGTTAAACAAGTCCCACCCGGTGTTCTAACAGAAGCCGACCAAGTGACGTTCGAGATAATCGTCATATTGTTCGCCGAGTTCAGATTGAAAGGCGCAAAGATGTCGGCGGCGCACTTAACGCGAATGACAGCCATGATGGGGCGCATCGGACTAGATCCAGCGGGTCGCGCAGGGTTAGTTGTTGATACCGGTGACAAACCAAACAATACCGGCTTCGATGATTTCTGATGACCTACTGGCAACGCGCGGCGGCCTATGCCGACGCGGTATTGAATGGTGACATTCCCGCAAATGTCTTCATCAAACTGGCGTGTGAACGTTTTGTAAAGGATTTACAACGCGATGACATCTACCCAAGCGAGGAAGGCGAACGGTGGTGTAGGTTCCTGGAGCGGTTACCGCACGTTAAAGGGCCGTGGGCTTCACGTGGGGAGACGTTAAAGCTAGGTGATTGGCAGATATTTGCGACTATCAACCTATACGGTTGGTACTACACGGCAACGAACCTACGTAGATATCGCGAAGGTTTTATCCTGGTTCCGCGTAAAAACGGTAAATCGTTTTGGGTATCAGGTTTAGCACTTGGTCATCTGTGCATTGATGGCGCTTACGGCGCCGAAGTCTATTGCGGGGCAGCCAGTGAAAAGCAGGCATACGAGGTCTTCAAACCGGCGAGACTAATTTGTAAGCGTCTTCCGGGGTTGCGCGAACGCTTCGGAATTGAAGTAAATGCAAAGTCACTCAACAGAATAGGTGATGGTTCTTCATTTGCGCCGGTCATTGGTAACCCCGGTGACGGTTCGTCTCCTTCGGCGGCGATTGTAGACGAATACCACGAACACAAGACGAACGACCAAGTCGATACTTTCGTCACCGGGATGGGTGCTCGTGAACAGCCAATGCTGTTACAGATATCGACAGCCGGTAGTGATATCGGCGGCCCGTGTCATACGAAACAGATGGAAGTGCAAGATATCTTGCGCGGTTCCATTGAAGACGACACCGTTTTCGGTCTCATCTATGGCATAGATGAAGATGACGAATGGGACACGATAGAGGCACAGAAAAAAGCAAACCCAAACTACGGGGTTAGCGTTGGTGAACTGTTCTTAGAAACCGAGCTGAAGAAAGCTAAGCGTTCGGCGACATATCAGAACAGATACCGAACCAAATACTTAAACCAATGGGTAGGTGCTAAAACGGCATGGATGAACATGCTCGCTTACCAGAAGTGTCGTAATAAAGACTTAAACATAGAGAGCATGAAAGGTCGCGATGTCATCGTGACATTAGATTTGGCTTCTCGAAAGGATTTCGCAGAAATCGGATTGTTGTTTCCGAAGGGAGACAAGATGAAGGCTTTTGTGAAGCACTATTTACCCGAAGACACGATACACGAAACCACCAATAAGCGGCTACACGATTGGCACGCAGCAGGGTGGATTGAAACGACTGAAGGTAACACGATTGATTTCCAGCAACTCGAAGACAAGTTGATAGAAATTAAACGCGATTACAACGTTATTGATACAGCGTACGACCCTTTTCAAGCGACTTATCTAGTCACTCGATTGCAAAAACTAGGATTCCCATTAACAGAGTTCAAGCAAAACTTGTTCAATATGAGCGAGCCAATGCACGAACTCGAAGCGCTAATACTCGAAGGAAATATCGAATTCGAGTACGACCCGGTGTTGATGTGGCAGTTCGGTAACGTTGTCGCGAAAGTAGATGCGAAGGGAAAAATTTATCCAAACAAAGAACGAGACGAAGCAAAGATCGACGGCGTCGTTTCGATAATCATGGGCGTGGGCCGAAAGATAGTTAGTAAAGGCCCGGGCTTAACGAAGTCACGCGGAGTTATTGTGATATGAAAGATGCACTAGAAGATGTCCTTTGTGGCTCCGGCGCGATAGCAGTTTCTTACGGCGCCTATTTAGTTTACGAGCCCGCTGGTTTTATTGTCGGTGGATTACTCCTTATCACCGGCGGATTCTTTGTCGCCAAAGCAAAGGGGCATCGCTAAATGGGCATCCTTAGCAATGCGATAAACAATCAGACGGACGGAAGCACTATCAGTACGTCCGCGGATCTCGCTGCGTTCCTTATACACGGTGGTTTCGACAGCACTGCGGGTATAAGCGTCACACCCACAACGGCTATGGGCGTCGCCGCATGGTCATCCGGCGTGAGCTTAATAGCTGAAGCTATCGCACAGCTACCACTGAAGGTCTACAAGAGGCTTCAACCGGAAGGTAAAGAAGTCGCTATGCAGACTGCTATTTGGCGTGTACTTCACGACAAACCGAACGGGTTTCAAAACTCATTTGAATGGCGCGAGATGATGACACTTCATCTCGTGCTTTGGGCGAACTGTTATTCGATTAAAACGTTTAACGCCCGTCGCGAAATCCTCGAAATGCTGCCGGTTCACCCGACACGCGTAAAACCGAAATTGGATAGTTCGTTCAACGTCGTTTACGAAGTGAGAGGACCGGAAGGGCAAGTCGAGACATTTCCTAAATCAAGAATATTCCATATCAAGGATCGACAATTCGGCGACAACATGGCCGAAGGCCGACCACGTATTCTAGATGCAAAGAACACTCTAGGGCTCGCATTAGCGGCGGAAAAGTGGGGCGGACAACTATTCGGTAACGGTGCGCGCCCTAGTGGACTGATATCAACCGAAGAACCTGTTGGTGACGAAGAAGGTGATCGAATTATTGAGTCGTGGACGAAAGCCCACGGGGGTGACAACGCACTAGGGACAGCGATATTAGACAACGGGTTTAAGTGGACGCCGTTGGTGATGAACAATACCGATGCCCAGTTCTTAGAAACCCGAAAATTCCAGATTGCCGAAACGGCTCGAATCCTACGTATTAACCCGGTGTTACTCGGAGAGAACGACAAAGCATCGCTAAACAATGCAGAGACCTTCGGCATTCAATTTATCAAATTCACGCTACTACCTTGGATTCGTCGATGGGAATCGGCGATTAACGATCAGTGCATCGCTGAATCGAAACGTGGAGAAATCTTTGCCGAGTTCTTAGTTGATGGACTAGAGCGTGGCGACTCTGCATCCCGGACGGCTTACTACACCGCCGGTCTCCGTGATGGTTGGTTGAACCCGAACGAAGTACGCGGCAAGGAGAACATGAATCCGATTGATGACCCTAGCGCCGATGAATACCGACGTGCCGAAAGCATTCACGGGCCTGAGGATGAAGAAAACGACATAGACGAACCGGAAGATCCGGATACTGAAGAGGAAGATACCGATGATTGAGCTACCCAAAGGCGCGCATCGTGGGCGCCGACGTTACTTTGCGAAAGTGAATCCACGTTTTGAAGTGGAGGTTGCCGAGACAGGCGCGGACCTTTTGATTTACGACGAGATATCTCCGTTCGGTGTCAGTGCCACGCAGATACGCCAAGCGTTAGACGAAATTGACGCACCGGATATTAATGTACGAATTAACTCGCCGGGTGGTGATGTGTTTGATGGTATTGCTATCCACAACGATTTACGAGCACACCCAGCAGACATACACGTACACGTCGTTGGTTTAGCCGCATCCGCAGCTTCATTAATCGCGATGGCCGGCGACACTATTACGATGGCCGACAACGCACATCTCATGATTCATAACGCGTGGACATTAGCTGTTGGCGACCATAACGACTTACGTGAAATGGCGGATATATTACAAGGCATAGATACAACGCTCGCGCGAACGTATGCAAGTCGCACTGGCGTCGATGTCGATGATGTCACCGCAATGATGGACGCCGAAACGTGGCTCAGTGCTGATCAAGCAATAGAATTAGGCTTTGCCGAAGGCGTTGGCGAAAACGAAGATGTAAAAGCACTATTCGACTTAACAGTATTCAACCGAGTACCGAACTCGGTGAAACGACAAATTGAAGGTAGCTTGCGCGATGCAGGTTACTCGAAATCGGAAGCCATCATCGCATGTGCGAAAGGTTTCCATGCGCTAGGCCGGAGTGAGTCCGGCAATCCATCCCGGAGTGAGTCTGTGGATCAGGAAGTGCACGCTTCATTAGAAGCAGCAATCCAAAACTTCCGCGTTTAGCGGAAATTCCCATAACTTACTTTTCCGGCCTATAGAAAGGCCGATAGAGGTGTATTGAAATGAGTAAAGAATTACTAGCACTCGTGGAAGATCTGAACACGACCGTTGTCGAGTTCAAAGCGAAACACGAGCAAGAATTGAAGGAAATCAAAGCGAAAGGTGTTGCCGACCCCTTACTTACCGAGCAGGTGAATAAGATCAATGACAACGTCATCGAACTGAGTGAAAGAATTGAAACTACCAAAGCCGAATTGAAACAGGTAGAAATTCAGGCTGCACGTCCAGCGTTTGGCGGCACCGGTGAAGCTGCCGAGAAAGAGCAAGCCTTAGCGAATCAGTTTTTTAGCGCTGTTCGCGGCGAGCCAGTCAACGCTAGTGAAGGTGAAATCGAGTCTGTACGAGAGTACCGCCCAGCGTTTCAAGGTTATCTGCGACGCGGTGATAAAGGTCTTGGCGAATTGCAAAATGCCTTGTCCGTTGGCTCTGATCCTGATGGCGGTTATTGGGTTATGCCTGACACAGGCGGCCGAATCGCGCAATTGGTTTATGAAACATCCCCACTGCGAAGTGTAGCGGCGGTTCAGTCAATCGGTACTGATGCTTTGGAAGGCATCAACGACCTTGATGAAGCTGGCGCCGGTTGGGTTGGTGAGCAACAAACTCGAAGCGAAACGACTACACCACAAGTTGGTAAATGGCGTATTCCCGTTCACGAGCTGCACGCTTCTCCGAAAACGACTCAAAAGCTTCTCGACGATTCGATGGTTAACGTTGAGTCCTGGCTCGAAGGCAAAGTTGCGCGACGATTCGGTCGTTTAGAGAACGCTGCGTTCATCAATGGTGATGGCGTCGCTAAGCCTCGTGGCTTCCTAACTTATGCATCTGGTACCCCTTCTGCATCCGCTTGGGATGTTATGGAGCGGGTGAACACAGGTGTTAATGGTGGTTTCGCAGCCTCTCCGACTAGTGGTGACGTTTTCCACGATGTTATGGGTGCTTTGAAAGCGGAGTACTTGAATGGCTCCGTTTGGGTGATGAACCGTACGGTATTAGCTGCTGTTCGTAAGTTGAAAGACGGCGACAACAACTATCTGTGGGAGCGTTCCTTTGACGCGTCGCAGCCGTTCCAAATCCTTGGGCATCAAGTGATTCGTATGGAAGATATGCCCGCCCTCGGGACCGGTTCACTGTCTATTGCGTTTGGTAACTTCGGTGAAGGCTATCAAATCGTAGACCGTATCGGTATTCGAGTGTTGCGCGACCCGTTCACCTCAAAAGGTAACGTCGTTTTCTACACCACGAAGCGAACCGGTGGCGATGTCGTTAACTTCGAAGCTATCAAGCTTATGAACTTTGCGGCCTAACTTTTTGCAGCTTATTAGCAAATAAATTGAACGCATAACTAGAGGATTACAAAGATGCGAGATTTAACGAGTGGCCTGCAACTAGCAGGTGCGGAAGTAGTAACGGTATCGGATACCACCGCTGTGGTGTCTCCGATAGTCGATATGCAAGGTGCAGACGGCCTTGTTTTTCTAATTGGTGCGGGAACCCTTGCAGACGCCGACGCGACTTTTACCGTGTTGGTTGAAGAAGGCGATGTTTCTAACCTGTCGGACGCTGCTGCGGTTGCAGATGTAGACCTGAATGGGACTGAAGCATTGGCAGGATTTCAATTCGATGACGATGATGAAGGCCGAAAGATTGGCTACGCCGGATCGAAGCGATACGTCCGTTGCACGGTAACCCCAGTGGCTAATACTGGTAGTGCTCCGCTTGCCATCATCCCAGTGAAAGGAATGCTAACTAATCAACCAGGTAGCAACCCCTAAATAGTCCGTAACCAATACGTATAGATTCAGAAGGATCCTATACATAACAACGAGGAAGGGTGCAGTAATGCACCCTTTTTTTATTATGGTTTTACTTAAAGCAAATGAAGAATTCGTTGGCGCCCCGAATGGATTTGATACACGCAAGATCGAAAAAGGCGAAGTTTTTGAAGCTTCTGATGATTTTGGCTTGCTGGTGTTGGATGATGGTAGTTGCGAAGTAGCTGCCGACTCCGATGAAGTAGAAGAAGACGATTTCGACGACGAAGACGTCTAGAAATGAGCTTAATAGTTGCAACACCGCCGGTCTTCGAGCCTATAGATATTGATTACGTAAAGTGTTGGACGCGTATTGACCAAGACGCGGACGATGTCGTTCTCAATAGCTTGATCCTTGCCGCACGAGAGTATGTAGAGAAATTCACGCGCCGTGCATTGATCACCCAAACGCTCGAAGAACGTTTTGATTGTTTTCCGGGAAACTGTTTCGAGCTTCGTCGATCACCCGTTCAAAGCGTCACCAGTATCGAATATTTCGATATTAATGACGTCGAGCAAACGGTATCAGCGACCACGGTGTACGAAACAGACTTAAATTCGGAACCGGCGCGTATTGCTCTGCGCGAGGGTGGCGTTTGGCCGACTGTAGATTCGCGTCTAGATCCGGTCAAAGTCACCTACGTTGCGGGGTACGCAACACCTGAAGAAGTGCCGGAATCAATCCGCCTAGCAATGGCTATGTTGGTCGATCATTGGTACGAGCATAGATCCCCGGTGACCGAATTAAAGTTAGCGCAAACACCTATCAGTGTTCGAGCGTTATTAGCCCAAAACCGTGTGTATTAATCATGGAATCGGGCAAATTAAATAAGCGGGTTGAAATACAACGCGCAACGAAAACCGATGACGCGTCCGGTACTCCTGTTGAAACCTGGGCGAAACTCGCTGACGTTTGGGCTCAACTAAAACCATTACGTGCTCGTGAGATCGTCCAGGAAGGACAAGTACAGGGCGATTTAACGCATCAAATCCGTATTAGGTACTACCGGGGTTTAACTCGGAAGGACCGAATTAAATTTGGCACCCGAATTTTTAACTTGGTTGAAGTCATCAATGTTGATGAACGCGGCCAGATGCACGAGTTACTTGCGAAGGAATCGGTCTAGTGGCCAACGGTATCGACATTCGATTACTCGGTGACAAACAGCTCCAACGTAAATTAACGAATCTCGAACTAGCTGTTCAAAAGAAAATTGTACGTAAGGCATTACGCGCGGGCGCTAAGCCGATGCTCGCGACCGCGAAAGCAAAAGTGAACGTTGATACTGGCGCTCTAAAAGCCAATATAAAAATCAAAGCATTAAAACGTAGCCGTCGCGGGAGTTTTGGCGTTCAGGTTACGACGCCACCGCGAGAAAAATTAGGCATTGCGGCCGATGACCCTGGTTACTACCCGGCAATTCTTGAATACGGTTCCGCGACAAACAGAGCGCAACCTTTCCTAAGACCAGCGTTCGACGACAACCGAAGTAGATCTCTAGATGTTGTGAAAGAAACCATTGCTAGCGGCGTAAGAGGGGCGGTGAGATGAGTTTACTAGTGGAAGGTGTTATCGCGCATCTAAGAGCACAAAGTTCTATTACAGACCTTACGGGGACACGTATTCGAGCATCGCAAGCCGGAGAAGACGACGATTTACCGTACGTGACATTAATCATGGTAAGTGACCCGTCTGTCTATCACATGGGCGGTGCATCGGGCATCGCACAAGCACGTATTCAAATTGACTGTATTGGTTCGCTTCCGCTTGAAGCGACGAACGTTGCGGAAGCAATCCGTTCGTCGATATCAGGCTTTCGCGGAACGATGGGCACTGTCGCTGTTAGACGGTGCCACAAGGCGGACCGAGCTGGTCCGGATTTTTTCCAAGCGCAAGATGGTAAGGACAAAGGTAAGTATCGAATGCGTATGGATTTCATGATCGACTACAACGAATAGGAGGCTGATTAAATGGCAGCTACCGACGTAGGTACAGGAACAGCTATTACGTTCCAAAGCGGTCTCTTAGGTGAGATCACAAGTTTGTCTGTTAACGGACAAGAAATTCCGGTTATTGATGTACCGAATATGGCGGACACAGGTGTGTTTAGCCGAATCTTCGGGCGATTGGCTGCTCCGCCTACGCTTGAAGTGGGTGTCAATTTAGACCCGGACGACAACGTAGCCACGGTGTTAGCGGCGGCTGCGGAATCGGTAACCATTACCTTCCCGACACCGGCGGGCGGTACCTCCGGGGCTACTTGGGTATTCACAGGTAAAGCGACAGGGTTTGAAGCAGATGTCCCCGTCGAAAATGTGATGACAGGAACGTTCACGATCACCGCTACCACGGCAATCACTTACACCGCGTCAACCTAATGATCGTTGATGCGCAAGGTAATCCGTTAACCGTTACATCGGCCCCTTCACCGGGGCCGGTTAACTTAGTTGGAGAGTGGGAGGGCATCACCATGGAAGTCAAATTAATAGAACCTTGGAACGGCTATGACACTGATACAGAAATGACAGTGCGGCCGAACCACGGACGCTGGTTACTCCGCACAGAACGTGCGATTGAAATAGAGGATAACAACAAGGCCGAAGACGAGACGAAACCAACAGAAAAATTAAACCAAAGGCATAGAATACAAA